CGCTGCAAAACAATTAGGTCTGTCAATAACCAAGTAATTTTAAAAGGGGAGGCGTTGTCCTCCCTTACTATTTTTTTAAACATTCAAACATTAATCACGATGAAAGCACAACTAAAAACGTTCACAATTTGGAAGACTACCGAATTTGGATTAGGATGTTTTAACATCAAAGCGCATGATTTTAACGACGCGTTTAGCCGTTTAGGCAAAAAGGACAAAGCAAGTAGAAACGCGTGGATTGAGGACGAAGGCGGCGAGTCTATGACCTTTGCCCAAATACTTGGAATCGACGAACAATTTTAAACCTTTAAACAATCATACATATGGACACAGTTACCGTTTTCCGCAATTACCAAAACACAGAATTTTATTTTTACGACCATCTTAGCGGCGTTATGACAATGCTCGTTAACGACGGATGCATGAAAGGAATTTACACACGCTGCGATTCAGGCGCAGCAAACTTATCGCGCAAGTTTCGCCGCGAGCAAGTCGAAGGCGTACCAGTTGAAAACCGACTATTTGAACCGCTTGAGCGTAACAAATTTAGCGAACTGTTTATCGAAGTAGTTGACGGTATTAATCGCAACTTAGTGCACTCGTTTGAATCTGAGAATCTTTAATTTTAACCCTTTAACACTTTTTAAAATGGCTTTAACAGCACCCGTCGGCGGTACGTCAAACCGCCAAATCGCGCCCGAGGGTAGTTACCCTGCGCGCTGCTATCAAATTATCGACCTCGGTACGACCGAACAAGGCGGTATTTATGCAGGCAAAAAACGCAAAGTCCAATTTTTATTCGAGCTGCCAACCGAAAAGGCGGTATTCGATGAAAGCAAAGGCGAACAGCCGTACTACGTTCGCAGTATTTACACGCTATCGATGAACGAAAAGGCTTTATTGCGCCGCGACGTTTCGGCGTGGCTCGGCAAAAAGTTAACGGACGGCGAAGCCTCAAAGCTCGATGTTTTTAAGATGCTTGGTAAAACGTGCATGGTTAATATTGCCCACGTTACCAAAGGCGAAAATACTTACGCAAACATTATCAGCTTCGCGCCGCTTATGAAGGGGTACGAATGTCCAGCGCCGATTAACGAGGCGTTTACTTACACCCCGACCGCGCATCAACAGGAAGTATTCGCAAAGCTACCCGAGTTTTTGCAAGATAAGATTAAGGAATCGGACGAATACAAAGCAATGACTACGGCAAGTTTTAAAAACGATTTCACGCATAAAACGCAGCCGCCTCAGAACTTTGAAGAACTACCCGACATAGACGATATTTTCGGGCAAAAAGCGGCTAACGACTTGCCGTGGGATTAAACGATAAAGGGCGGCAAAGCGCCGCCCTCTAACTTACCAAATAAATAAACATACATGAACACACTTGCAAAGGTACAAATACCAATCGAAAAAATATACTTAGCGATTAATTCGCCTCAAGTATTAAACGCGCAGGCAATAATAGCCCGCAACTCAGTAGGCGGCGAAGCTAACAGCGTTGTAAACGTTAGCGAATATACAGCCATGAACGCCGCTGTAAAAGACGTTAACGATGCAGTTAAGGCAATCGAAGCCGCCCGTAAAGAGGTTACCACACCGCTCGAGCATTTCAAAAAGGAACTTATTAAACTCGAAAAGGATGCCACCGCGCCGCTAATCGATTTTATCGAAGATGCTAAAAAACGCATGGTAGAATACCACGAACGCCTCGAAGCGGAACAGGAAGCAGCCGAAGCGAAGTTAATAGCCGAAGCAGCGCAAAGCATAAAGGAAGCCGAAGCGGTTAGCGACGTTATCGCAGCGTTTACCGATAAGCTGTACGCCACCACAGTAGAGAACGCCCAAACGAAAAACGTACGCAGCACGATTAAGGCGCGTGTTAGCGGAGAGGTTAACTGGGTAAAGGTGCTTTCAGTTCAATTCGCGTTTAACAACCTAAAGCCCGAAGATTTACTAAACGGCTTACCCAAAGCAATGAAAGAACTCGGCGTTGATAACATCGAAGGTATTGAGCTTTACGAACATAAAACCCAAGTAATCCGATGAACAATTACACCAATACAATAACAAACGTTAAACACTTAAAACCTATGTACACTTTCACGCAATTAACGCATAGTGAAATATGCGAACGAATCGAAACGGCACGCAAGCGCCACAAATTAACTAAAGCCGAGTTTAGCCGAATGGCTGGCTATACTTCATGCGCTTTAAACAAATGGCTGATTAATACAAGATTTAGTTCGGTATCTTACAACCGCGTAATTGAGGTAATCAAAAAGCTCGATAATTCGCCCGAACAAATCGAAATTAAGTTTACACCAAAGCCAGTTGAAAAGCAAACATACGGCGTTTTAAGCATCGAAACCGCTATTAAAATGGTTAAGGACGCAGGCTACAAGATTTCTAAACGAGTTGAAAAATGGGAGGAAATCTAATGAAAAACAAAATAACAGCCGTTGAATGGTTAGCCGTTCAACTTGAAAAGTATTACGGAAATCAAAAAATTACAGATACCGAAGCGTTTGTAACCGCCAAAGCAATGGAAGAACTGCAAATAATCGACGCGCACGATAGCGGCTACATTGACGGGCAAGGGCAAAAAAGTATATCAGCCGAACAATACTACAACGAAACGTTTAACCAATAAAAACCAAAACATGGAACTATATAATTTATATCACAATTGCTTTACCGATGAGGACAAAAGGCACTTAGCGCGTTGGCTAAAAAAAGAAAAAGTAAAAGCAACAAATGAGCTATTAATTCATGACTGGATTAAAACAGTAAACGCCTCAACGCGTCTTATAAATGTAATCAGAGCTTGTTATGATAATAATGTTTTTCCTTCTCAAATTACTAAGGAAATGTTTTTAAGTAAACACAATGTAGGGGTTGGTACGTGGATAGAATTTGAAGATTTAAGGGGCGATAATATATGACACGCGACGAATACGTTAAACACCAAGCAATAAGCGCAAGCCGAATAAAACGATTTTACACGGGCGACATAAGCTACGCTCAAAAGGCGCTAACCGAAGGCGCGGCGTTTCATTTCGATTTACTTGAGCAACCGTATGAGCTTATGCCACCAAGCACGCAAAACGTTTATAATGCGATTCACGCGGTCGAAATGTTAGGCGAACTATTTGACAAATCGCAGCACGAATACATTACCCTAAACACGGTAACCGTTGGTGGCACAACTGTCGAAGGTAAAGGAATGATGGACTTGTGTTGGCTTGAGCGCGGTATTATTGCCGACGTTAAAACAACGAGCGCAAAGAATATAAAAGCCTTCGCCGCCGATATGGTAGCGCATTGCAACCACGTGCAGGCGGTTTGGTATTCGCTTTTGATGGGCTTTGACCCTCGGCAGTTTTACTATATCGGAGTGCCGCCAAAGGTTAAAAAGTCGGGTAAGTTTAGCGACCTCTATTTGTACCGCCATAACGAGGCTGAAATCGCAAGCGCAACGGATTTAATAATTAACTACTTGAACCATGAAGGAGCGCGTTAAGCAAACGAAATTTGATTACCTAAAGCTAATTAGCCAACTCGATAGGCTAATTAAATGGATGCCCGAAACGGGTGTCGGGTATCAAAAAAAGTTAACCAAGTGCGCCGAGTTTTGGTGGCTGCATAAAGGAACGATACCAGCGAATACGATTGCAATACTTTTAAAAGTTGAACGAACTGACTTAATAAATTTACTCAATGCGCAAATCATCGAAAGAGGCACTTACATACGCTAACGACCTCGGAGACCTTACCGAGTTTATCGGACACACCTACAAAAACGTAGCCTCTTACCTTTTATCTTGCGGCTTCGAATACCTCGAGTGCTGTTTTAAGTATCGTAAGGTGTTTAACGACCACGAAAACAATCGAAGTATTTTAATAGACCTTTACGACGAAACAACCGAACTAAAGGGGCGGGTTGAATACATGATAGTTTGTAATAATATTTACAAACGATGAAACGCCGCCCGCCACGCGAAAGCGATATTTATTCAGCGATTGCGCGTTACATGAGCCTAAAGCACCCCGAAATACTTTTTAGGTTTGACTTTAGCGCAGGAACGAAAATGAGCATGGGGCAAGCAAGGGTGCATAAAAGCATGAACCCGCATCGAGGCTACCCCGATTTATTTATAGCCGCCCCGCGTGGAAACTTTAGCGGTTTATTCATTGAAATCAAAAAAGGCGATTTTAACCCGTTTAAGCGCGATGGAACGCTAAAGCAAGACGAACACCTTACAGAACAATTTGAAGTCCTTGCTCGGCTTAGATACGCTGGTTTCGAGGCTTTGTTTTGCTCGGGGTTAGACGAGTGTATAGAAACGATTGAAAAGTATTTGGACCAATAAATTTTTGTACATTTAACCGTTTGGACGTGGAAACCCGAACGAATCAAAAAAATTTGAAGCCCTTTGATGGCTGCGAGGCGAAGTGTAATAACCGAGCCGTTTCCACCGCAGCCGTTAAAGGGCGTTTTTTTTTATGAAGGATTCAATGGTAATTTATCGCTCGTTCTACGAAGCCTTAAACGGCGTCCCCGAACAAAACCGTATTGAGGTTTGGGCGGCAATATTCGAGTTAGGTTTTAACGGGGTTGAAATTGAACTGAGCGGGTTAAGTAAAACTATTTTTATGCTTATTAAGCCTCAAATCGAAGCAAATAACCGCAAGGCAATAGCTGGTAAAAACAACGGGTATTTAGGGGCTGAACACGGGAAAAAAGGCGGTAGACCAAGAAGCGAAAAACACCCAACAAAACCCCCAACAAAACCCGCTAAAAACCCTCAAGAAACCCCCAACAAACCCTCTAATGTAAATGCTAATGCTAATTTAAATGTAAATGTAAAGGCTAACGCTAACGCCAATTTTAAAAAGTGGAGCGAGCAAGATTTAATAGAAGCTATGACGCCTTACAAGGATAGATACCCTAAAGAGCTTCTAAACGCTTTCTTTAATTATTGGACTGAGCCGCTCGCAAACGGTAAAATACGTTTGACTTCTCAAGACGCTTGGGATACTGGGCGAAGGTTGGTTACATGGAATAAACGCGACACAGACAAACAACCCAAAAACGCAACAATAACACGAGCTTCGATGGGGTTAAAAATGGAGTAACAAAAATTGTTTTTAAAAAAAGAAAGAAAACGTTTGCAAAATCAAAAAAAGCGTTTTAAATTTGCTTCATCAAACGCTTAAAAAAAAAAACCATGAACTACATTTCGAAACTTAAAACAGAAAACGAAAACCTAAAAAATCAATTCGAATTTATTGACAAACAAATTGTAAACAAGTTGTCATACTTGCAAAGCGAAAAATTTAGGGGCTTTGAAAACAATTATGTAAACGCCGAAGAAGTACAAAGAATGTTGTACGAACTGCGCCAAATGTTAATGACAGAACTTTAAAACAATAACGGGCGGTTAACAGCCGCCCAACTTTTAAACCTTTAAACAGTCAAAATATGCTTTACGTTAGAACACCGTTGCAAGGAAATGAATACAAGGTATGCGACGAAATTACCGACGAAGTAGTTGCAGTATTCTTTAACCAACAAGATGCTATCGATTACATCAACTGGAAAACAAATAAGCAAGAAATATTTTAGGCGGCTAACAACCGCCCAACTTTTTAAATATTTAATATTTTATATTATGGAACGCAAAACAGTTAAAACAGAATTTGAAATAACAACAACATCAGAGGGTAAAATATTTGCAAAGGTTGGCGATATAATAATTATTTCAAACCGCGATTCAGAGCATTACAATGTACATAAAGTGAATGATACTAAAATATTTTCGCGGTGGATGCGTAAAGGATGGATTAACGCAAAATGTAACTAAATGAAACCGCTACCAAAAATCGAACAGGCTTTAATATTCCTTTGCCTAAACGCGGACGAAAACTATAAAGAGATAATGCCGCAGTTGGGCGAGCACCTGTTTCAAGACGCCACCGCGCTAAGTTGTTTTAAACTCATTAAGGCAATCATAAAAGACGAAAAGCAGCCTACGCTTTTAACCGTTGCCCAATATAACAAACCCGAAAAGACCCTAACCCCGCAAAACATTTCAGAGCTTGCAAGCTGGGGCAACGAGTTGTCGTACAACGAACCCGTTAACGATTACATCGCAATTCTAAAGGACGAACACATTAAGCGCTCTGTAAGCGCAATACTAACCGAACAGGCTCTAAGCGTCGGAACTATGCGCAGCGGCGTTGAAACAGCAACCGAAATAATAAAGCGCCTCAACTCTTTAATCGATGATAGCAGCCCGACGGATAACATCATTAACATGGCTCAATTGTCTGACGAAGAAAGGCAAGCGTATTACCGCCGCGCCGCTTTGTTTCAATCGGGGCAAACGAGTGGGTTAAACACGGGCTTAAGCGCTTTGAATCGTTTTACGGGTGGCTTTCATCCCGAACTTATAATCTTAGCTGGTCGCCCTTCGATGGGTAAAACAGCCATCGCGCTATTTCACGCGGCGCAGTTTGGCGAAGCGGGTGTTTATTTTAATCTCGAAATGAATCGCAGCCAGTTAGCGCAGCGCCTTATATTGCAGCACGGCGAAAGTCTAATTAATAGCGCGCGCCTTCGCGATGGTAATCTAACACAACCTGAGTTACACGCGTTCGAACAATCGATAGGCAAAACCGAACAGCTACCTATTTTAATTTACGATAAAGCGCGTTGCGGCGTTCATGAAGCCGTAAGGATATTGCGCCGCGAGGTACGTAAAAATCGTTGTAAGTGGGCAATAATCGATTATTTACAGTTAATGACTATTGAGGGCTTTAAAGGCGGAAATAGAGAATCTGAAGTAGCCGAGATAAGCCGAACGCTAAAAGCAGCGCAAAAGGAACTAAATATACCGATTATAGCACTTGCGCAGTTAAGCAGGCAAGTAGAACAAAGAGCCGATAAACGACCGATACTTTCGGACCTTCGCGAATCGGGTAGTATCGAACAAGATGCTGATACAGTTATGTTTGTGTGGCGTCCAGCTTACTACGCGCTTAACGATGATAACGGCGCGCCATACGCAAACGATGTGTTTTACTTGTTCGAAAAGCATCGGCAAGGCTCAACGGGTGAAGTACGATTTAAGCACAACGAAACGCTAACTCACTTTAGCGATAACGGCGTTAACACGGGCGGCAGCGCCTTTTTACCGATGCCACAAACCGATAAACTAATTAGCGCAATAACGCCGAATAACGAATTTGACAAAGAACCGTTTTGATTTATGACAAAAAAGAAAATAAAATTATTGAACGTACCAAAAGAACAAAAGCGCTGGTTTAATAAACAGTTTTACTTCGTAAATGATGAAAATTATCCGACCGACGGGGCTTCGTTTGATATGTTAAAAAACAATTTATTAGGGCATAACGATAGGTTTATTGATTGGAATTATGACGCTATGGGTCTTTTGGACGGGTTTTGGATGGGCTATTCGTCGGGCGGTAATTCTAAACTAACTACCGAATATTTTTTAGACATATGCTTTTGGGCTTTGCAAAACGCAAAAGACTTAGAGTTTTATGAATTAGCTTATAATGTAAAACTTGTTTACGAATCAATAACAGCCGTTATTAGCGAAAACGAAGCAAGAATTATTGACTACGAATTTAACGACCAGCCGTTTTGACAACTGAAGAACGAATAATCGATTACATGACAAACTACGAACCCGAGCAAGGCGAATTTAAAGAGGGCGTTACCTATTATACCGACACGCTTAAAACGCACAGAAGCTACGCGGCTCAATTAACGAACGCGCCACGCACCTCGATAGCCTACCGATTGTATTTAAACCGCTCGCTCGATTGGTTAAAGCTGCTAAAAAAACACGGCATTAATTTGCAAAACGTAATCAAAAAATGACTATATTTGCAGCAATGGAAGCAACACCGAAACCGATTTCGAAGCGTGGCGGTCGCCGTGAGGGTGCTGGTAGGTCGAAGCAATACGGCGAACAAACCGCGACGTTATGCTTTCGCGTACCGCAAACGCACCGCGAAAAGATTACCTCAATGGTACGCGCATACCTCGAAGGATTAAAGCTCGAATACAAATCAAAGAAACACGACCCCGAGTATGGGTGCTAAACTATTAACTATACCGTGCGCGATTGAATCAGTAGCCACGCGCCGCGATAAAACGATTAAGGTAACAATCGGAACGCAGGAACTAACGCCCGAGCAAACGAGCGAGCTATTTAACCAGTGGATGGGCGGCGTAGGTGTTATGGCGTTTAAGGGCGAACAATTCAATTACAACGATGAACAGCTACTAAATAACCTTAAACTCGATGCCGCCGAACTCGGTAGCAAAACACCGAGTCAAAGGTTACGCGCAACGCTTTACGTTCTCTTTGAACACGCGCCCGAAGGTCATAAGGACTTTAACGGATTTTACGCGGCAATGATGGAGCGATTTATTGAAATGGTTAAAAAACGAATCGACACTTATAATTTGTAATTTTGTAAAACTATGCCACTATTTCAAGGAGATACGCAGACAATCATAAGCATGAACATTCGCAAGTTAGTTAGCGAAGGTTATTCAAACGAGCAAGCCGCCGCGATAGCATACGCCGAAGCCGAGAAATACCGCAAAGCAAGAAACAAGAAATGAGCGTACAACTAATAAACATATCCGAGCTAACGGTTAACCCGAATAACCCGCGCATTATTAAGGACGAAAAGTTCGAAAAGCTGGTTCAATCGATTAAGGAGTTTCCCGATATGCTAAAGTATCGCCCGATAGTGGTGGATGAGAACAACGTTATTTTAGGCGGTAATATGCGTTTTAAGGCGTGCAAAGCTGCCAAACTAAAGCAAGTACCCATTATGAAGGCAAGCGAGCTTACAGAGGCTCAAAAGCGCGAATTTATTATTAAAGACAACGTAAGCGGCGGCGACTGGGATTGGGCGATGTTGCAAAACGAATGGGACACTGAGCAGCTTGACGCGTGGGGTTTAGATATACCCGACTTTCAAGACAACATGACAAACAATAAAGATTACGAAGGTTTGGACCAGTTGTCGCAGTTGGATAATTTTATGAACGCCGAACTAAAGAGAATGTTTTTAGTTTACGAAAACGAAACGTTTGAAAAGGTTGTAAAGTGGTTTGAAGAAAAACAAACCAAATACAACTGCGAAGACAACAGCACGTTAATTTTAAAACTAATGGAAAATGAAAACATTTGAGCTTACAAAAATACGTGATTGTAGCGAACTAATAAAGCAAACGCCATTAAAAAGCGATTACAATACTTTAATTAATAGCGATACTATATTTACAAAAAACGGCAAAAACGTAGGGGTGTATATAAAAATAAAACACGAATTGATTAACGAAATAAGAAAGGCGGCTTTAGAAACCAAATATGTAAAATCGTTTAGAGTTCATAAAGCCCTCCCAACACAATCCAGCGTTTTTGGGGCTTTACCAAGAGTAGCCGTTAGAAACGATTTTTGCAGGTTTTCGTCGAAAACAAAAGACGAAAAGAAAAACGCCCAACGCTTATTTACGTTTATTGAAGTGTTGTCAAGCCTATACGAAAAATACTTACCCGAACAATACAACCACGATTTACAAGTAATAAACGAAAACGTTAACCAAGATTATTTATTAAAACAAAATCAGCCTTTTGCAACCGCCAACATTAACGTAAACCACGCTATAAAGTACCATAAAGACACGGGCAATTTTAGAGGCAATTTATCTAACGTGTTGGTTTTAAGGGGCGGGATTATTGGCGGCGAGCTTGTTTTCCCCGAATACGGTTTCGCGCTTGAACAAAGCGACAGCTATTTATCAATTTTTGACGGGCAAAACGAAATACACGGCGTAATGCCAATTGTCAAAACGGGCGAAAATCCATATAGGGCGTCAATAGTGTATTACACTTTAGAAAACATGAAGCATTGCTACCCTTTTAAAATGGAAGTCGAAAGGTTGCAAAAAGTAGCCACTAAAAGAGCGGTTAATAGGGCAAACAACAAAGACCCAAGGTCAAAATAATACAACGATAAAACAGCGATGCCAAAACCTGAAAACGTATTACCTCATAAGTTCAAGAAAGGGCAAACGGGAAATCCTAACGGGCGACCCCGCAAGCTACCCGAACTTGACAAGCTATTAGCGGATGTGTTGGGCGAAGAAAAGGACGGCGTAACAGCAGGCGAAGCGATATTAAAAGCAATACGCGCGCGCGCCGCTAAAGGCGATGTAAGGGCTGCGGAGCTATTGTTAGACCGCGCATACGGTAAGCCGAAACAAAGCATTGACAATAATATAACAACTACCGAACCGCTTGTTATTGTATTGACCGAACCGAGCCAGCCGAATGAATGAGGTTTAAGTTAACCGAAACGCAAACAATAGCGTACAAGCACGCTTTAAAAGGAAACAAAAGAGTTGTAGTTTTTGGCGGCGCGATTCGCGGCGGTAAAACTTATTGGTTACTTTTAACCTTAACGTCGCTTTGTTTAACGTACCCGCGCAGCCGATGGGCGGTTATTCGTAAGAGCCTACCCGATTTAAAGCGTACCACGTTCCCGAGCTTTGCCTCAATAATGATGGACGGGGTAAGTAGTTACGTTAAGAACTGGAATCGCGAAACAAACGTTATAACGTTTACAAACGGTTCGGAGCTGATGTTCATGGCTGAAAGTTTCGACGATGACAAAGATTTAAATCGCTTTCGAGGTTTAGAGATTAACGGCGCGGGCTTGGACGAGGTAAACGAGTTGCAGGAAGTAACGTTTTACAAAGTGCAGGAACGTATCGGCAGTTGGAATAAGGCGCAAGGTAAGCCGCCTATCGTTTGCCTTGCAACGTGCAACCCTGCGCAAAACTGGGTTAAATCGATTATATACAACCGTTACCGCGAAAACACATTACCCGAACGGTGGGCGTACATACCGAGCCGTATAACGGACAACCCACACATCGCGCCCGAATACTTGGACGCGCTAAAGGAACTGCCGCCTATTCAATACGCTCGTTTCGTTGAGGGCGACTGGGATGTATTAGACGACGTTGCTAACCCGTTCTTATACGCGTGGAGCGATGAAAAGCACATCGACGATAGCGCAATACATAACGCGAACTTACCTACGTTTATAAGCGTTGATTTCAACATTAACCCGTTATGCGCTTTGGTTATTCAAAACGTTGGCAGCGCGGCTACGGTAGTCGATGAAATAAAGATAGAGCGCGGCTCGATAGACGCGTTTTGCGATGCAGTTGAAGCGTTAAACATACCAACGGGTTTAATACGCATAACAGGCGACGCAATGGGCAAAGGCGGCACAATACAGGAACGCGACAACTCGAGCGCATACATTCAGATTAAGCGCCGCCTCAAGTTAGCGGATAATCAAATAATAATACCAGCGAACCCGCGCCACGTTAACAGCCGTATCGATTGCAACACGGCGCTAAAGAAACTCGATATACGCGTTAATAGTAAAAACTGCAAAGGGTTTGTTTTTGACGCGAAGCAGGTGCAATGCAACGCGGAGGGGCAAATAATAAAGAGCAATCGAAAAAACATTTCAGAGCGTGCCGACTTTTTAGATTGTTTTCGTTACTTTGTAAACGCAATTCTAAAGCGATACCTATGAGCGTTTGTTCACCTTGCTTCGATTCAGGCATTCAAGTAGCTTACTGTAACGGCGGTATAGCGTTCGGATTTGTAGAACCCGAAACAAACTACACCATAACGTTAAAGCACAACGCAACGAATAAGCTGCAAGCGTTTAACGCCGAATCCGATTTAGATGGGCTGCTAACCATTACGGGCGCGAAGATAGATAACGGGCAAGGATACACGATTGAGTTAGCTGGGTGCAATAAGTTTACGATTTGCGAAGTCGAATACGATTGTATTAGCTTTAGCGTGGCGAACGTTGAAATAATCAGCGAAGAACCCGAAGTAATTAACTTAATGGAATGCGTAGTATGCAACGGATAAAATCAATAATTCACGGCTGGTATCTTTGGGCAACATCAAACAAGGAAGCGAACGCGCTAAGCGATACGCGAACACCTATTTGTCAATTATGCCAGCATCGCAATAAGTTGTTAAACGTCTGTAATGAGTGCGGCTGTTTCTTACCCGCTAAAACGCGCGTAAAAGATGCACAATGCCCGCACGACTATTGGAGTTAGATATGACTGGGTTCATCCTCTGCAAAGCGTTCTTGAGTGAATCGCTCGACACCGAGGATGAAACCCTTCGCGAATTAACCGAGCGCGATATTGGATTCGTTGAGGTGCTAATAAACGTAAACGATATAAGCCATGTTTTTAGCGGCGAATATGAAGATTCAATAATTCAACTGCGTAGCGGCAATATCATAAAAGTAAAAAATGACATCGACCATATTATTCAACAAATTAGGCGCGCGACTGCGATTAATATTTTCGCGCAATAAGGCGAACCCCGAATTACCAAAGTACAACTTAGTCCAACTATTCAGTAAAGACGGGTTTAGCTATTACCGATTTCCAAAAGAAACCTCGTTACCGCTTGAACGCTTTGCCATGAGTATGAGCTTGCTTGAGCGATTAAGTAGCGGGCTTTCGGGTTCTGAGGTGGAGGCAATACTTACCGAAATGGAAAAGGCTTTAGGCGCTGGTTTAACCAACCCGCGAAACGCCGCTTTAGTTGCTACCTACATACACGTTATTCGCGAAAGGCAAAACACGGTAATACACCGCGACCTATTGTTGAACATTGCCGCAACATGGGTAATACGTTCCGACGAAAACCCAGCGATTATAAACCCCGATATTCACGAAGCTAAACTAAAACTATTTGAAGCGATGGCAGAGGAGGGGTCGCACGATTTTTTTACAGGTTTGGATATCGAGCCGCTGAAACCCTTGTTACGTATGTCGCCCGAAGAGTTAACGACATTATGGGATTACAACCGAGTTCAAATTCAAAAGCTGCGCGAAACGTTAGCGGCGTTGAGTTCTCACCGCGACGAAGGGCAAAGCAAGCGCAAGACAAATTTAGGGAACAAGTGATGCACATCGCGGGCGGCAACGTTCTCGAGTTTAAAGAATTGATGCAGTCCGATATTGACGTTTTTTTGATTAAATTTGAGGTGTTCTATAAGCAACACCAAAATGGCTGAAGTCTTAATAAAATATAAAGCCGACGCGGGCGACCTCGAGGCGATTGTAAATAAGATAAACAAGGTTAACGACGATGTAGTTAAAAGCGCAACGGAATCGAGTAAGCGGGTTGGTGATGAATTTAAAAAAATAGGAGCGACCGCAGTAAACGCTTTTGCTAACCAACAGTTAGCAGGGGCGGTTAAAAATCTCAATACTCAAGTTGCTGGTCTTGCAACAGGGTTAAGACTAAACGTAGACGCTTTAAAAAAGTTTGATAGCGCAACAGACAACACCACAGATAGCTTAAAAGATTTCGACGAGGAAGTAAAAAAGACTAATAAAATATTAGTTCAATCGGCTCAAGACGTTGCAAAGTACGAAGATAGGCTACGCGAATTATCGGTCGCAGGGCAGCGCAACACAGACGAGTTCAAAGATATTGCGAAGGCGGTCGGCGAATATAAATCAGCTATTATTGCAGCCGATAGGGCTGTTGATTTATACGCTAAGTCAACCGATGCCGCAACGGGTCGAATAGGTGAGCTTGAAGATAAGTTGTACGATTTAGCTTTAGCTGGAAAAGCAAACACCAAAGAGTTTAACGACTTAGTAAAAGAGGTTGCAACGGTTAGGCGTGCTGTAATTGAAACTGATGCGCAGGTCGACGCGCTTGCGCAACGCGGCGCTAAACTAAAGGGATTCGTTCAAAGCGTTGAATTAGTTGGCGTAGCTTTTCAAGCTGTCGAAGGCGCGGCGGCTTTAACAGGAAAAGAAAACGAAGAACTGCAAAAGACTTTAGTAAAGTTGCAGGCAATCATGGCTATAACGTCAGCGCTCGAGCAGGGGCGCGTTATTATCATGGAGCAGCTTGCGGCTAAAACGGGTATCGCTGGTTTGGCAATGAAAGCCTATACGTTTGTTACCAACGGCGCTGCAACGGCTACTAAAATTTGGCGCGGTTTGTTAGTGGCAAGTGGTATAGGTGCTGTTGTGGCAATACTTGGAACGCTTGCCTCTAAATTCTTAGATAACAAGGAAGCGACAAACGAAGCAGCCGAAGCGGCAAAGGATTACCAAAAAGTTATAGACGACTTAAATAGAACGGCTACGCAATCAGCAGTTAAAGCGGGTAACGCTCAAATAGAGTTGTTACAAAAGCAAGGTAAAATAACCGAAGAACAGGCTAAACGCTTAATAGTTTTTAATGAATTACAAACGGGCTTATCCGATGCCGCTGTTAGCGCTAAAGACAAAGAAACCGAAGCGCTTAAAAGGCTTGAAGAACAAAAAGCCCTCGATATAAAAACGTTTGGTAAAGTTACTAAAGCAACCCAAGAACAGTTAGGTAAAGATTTACTCGCTATTGAAACCGAAAGGAGTAATAAAGAAAAGGAATTACGAGCGCAAGCCGAAATAGAAATAATAAATATAAGTAACGAGCGAAAAGAAAAGGAAAAGGAAAACGCAAAGAAAGCCGCTGAAGACTTAGCCAAAGCCCGCGAAAACTTAGCTAAGTTAGAACTCGATGCTTTACAAGCGTCTTTAGATGAACGTGAATCTATACTTAACGAAAGCAATAATAAAATTGCAGAACTTGAAAAGGCGTTTATTGATAGCAAGTTTAAGAAGGGTAGCGATGAAGAAATAAAATTACAAAACGCAATACAATCTATTAAGGAGGACGCGACAAAGCAAATTGCAGCTATTGACCAAAAGGCGTTAGAAGAAAAGATTGCAAAAGAAAAGGAAGCCGCCGAAAAGATTGCCGAAGAACAACGAGCCGCCGCCGAATCCTCGATAAATACCCAAATTAATTTAGTTAAGGAATTAGAAACCGAACTGGGCAGCTCGTTCGAGCGCCGCGTTGAGTTAATTAATTTAGAAGCTGAACAGCGCAAGCTATCAGCTACAAACAGCATAAAAGACGAAAAGGAACGCTCGAGCGCAATCGAACTAATCAACGCCGAAACAGAGAAAGCAATACGCGAAGAACGCAAGAAAACAACCGAGCAAGCGGTCAATGACGCTTTGCAAATAGCACAGGCAACTGCCGAAGTATTTAGTAAAATAATTGAGTTGCAAACAGCTCAATCAGCAAAAAGGATTGAACAAATAAACGCAACCAGCACTAAAGAGCTTGAAGCAATAAATAAGCTAACAATATCCGAAGCCGAAAAACAAAGAAAAATTGAGGCTTTAAATTTAAGAACTCAACAAAAGATAGCGGCTGAAAAAACAAAGCAAGCCAAAGCCGATAGGGCAGCAGCTATTTTTAACGCTATCATTGGTACTGCGGTAGCCGTTGCAAAAGCAACTACGCCCGTATTAAAAGCGCTGGCGCTTGCTTCGGGGCTTGCTCAAGTTGCGATTATTTCATCGCAACCGATACCTAAATTTAAACGAGGCGGTATGGTAGGCGGTCGAAGCCACGACGCGGGCGGTACTTTAATCGAAGCCGAGCGCGGTGAGTTTGTAGTTAACCGTAACGCAGTAACGCGCCACCGTTCCGAATTGGACGCTTTAAACACATCGAGCGCGGCGTTTAAGCGCTTAATAGATGAGCGTTACGTTCGCCCTGCGTTAAATTACTACATGGGCAAAAAGGATAAAAACGTAATTGTAAACGCTTCGTTGAATAGTAAAGGCATGGAGAAAAAACTCGACAAGCTAAATAAGACAATGAGCAAACAGCGTACTATTGTAAACTTTAACGGTAACGATTCGCGGTACGCATGGCATCTGAATTAAAGTTTTTAATCGATAACCTCGATAGGGGTCAACCATTAAACCCCGAAGACTTTGGGATTAATATAACCGAGGACGATACGATAGGAGCGCGTATAGTTTCGTTCGATAATGAACTTACTTTTGGCGGCGATGTGTTCGGCTACCTTTACGCTAAACTTGAAACTTCGGGCTATTGTGAATTGGTTCGCGTTGAGGTGCAATACCTTTGCGCCTCGGGAACTTGGGAGCGTTTAGTTAACGGGTATATAATCGTTACTGAATGCGGTTTTATACTCGACCGCTGCGAAGTTAAAACAAAGCTCTACGATGAAACCTTTAGCACCAAGATAAATAATAACAAGGGCATACCGTTTTCGATGCGGCTTACAACCTCTAAAAACGGTACACCAATAACGCCACCGAATAACGTTTCGTTATGGGTGTTTAGACCAACGCCAACAGTATCGTTTTATCCGCCCGCTTTTGGTTATACCGTTTACGATGTTTTCGCGCATTTAGTAAACTGCATGGGTGATGGGTTAATTGATTTTGCTTCGAATTACTTTGCAGCAACCTACCCGCAAAATGAAGTACCGTTTTATACTAACGGTGAATCAATAAGGATTAAAAACAATACTCAGGTGTTAGCCACCTTTCAAGATTTATACGCAGCAATGCGCTCTAAATTAAATTTAGGGATGGGCTTTGAAAAGCAAGCTAACGGTAGACCATTGTTGCGGATTGAGCTTGCCAGCTACTTTCAGCAATCAACGCCCTCAGCTAACCTATACGACCAGCCCGATATTGAAATGCAATTCGACACAAGTCGATTATATCAAGCCGCTGATTTTGGAAACGATGAAACGCTGGAGGCTGGTCAATGCGATAACGGTAACACCTCGTGTAACTTTATTCAAACGCCGTTTAGAGGCTTTAGAAGTGAGCGTTTTGGGTTTATAGGCGAATGCAATACGAGTAACATATTGCAGCTTAAAACGAGCGAAATAATATTCGATACGAACCTTATTCAAGATATTGTACAATTTAATAACGAGGGTTACGATACGAACGGTGTTATTATAATGGCTGATTGGGACGGGTTTTATGGAGCGCTAACAGCAAGGGCGAAGATATACGACCCTTACGGCATTGGTAACGCTATTTATAACGGAATCTTTACGAATGAATACGTTTCGGCTAATTGGTTATCAGGCTACCCAAATTCTTTAGAATCATTTTTTGAGGCTTTCGACCCTGCGCAAACTAATTTTTACATGGGCTTGGGCGCTGGTCAAGCGCTAATAAATCAAGTTCAATACGATGAAACTGCATACGTTTCGATTGAATCATATACCTCGCATTGGGCTATTTATTTAACAACTGTAATTAACCCAAGCGGCTATTTTAATCTAGACACTTATACCGTACCGTTTACTGGCATTTATACTTTTAACGCAGGGCTAATTTTTGAAGCCGCAAGGGATTCGGGCGGCGCTAACCCTATCGACCCTAACAACTTTGGGCGCGATAGAAAGATATTAATTCAGCAATATGATAGCGCGGGGGCTTTTGTTTCCGAGCGCGTTGTTTCAAACTCAGGTAGTTCAAATATAAACGCGTGGAGTGAAATCAATAACGCTGTATTTGTATGCAACGTAGGCGACAAAATAAGGGTTAACGCTGAAGTCAAACGAGCAACTGGCTCGAGCTTTTTTAACATTCAAAGGTTCTTAGATTCGGCAACAATAAACTCAATAGCGCGGCAATCCTATTTTACAGGAATAGGCGTACCATTCGCCCCAACAACTTTAGAGCCTGTCGATATTAATGACGTTCAAGCCTACTTATACAAGTTTAAACGCCCGTTAAGCATGGCAGAGATAAACGCGATAACAAGCGAAACATCGAACCCTATTTTATTGGGGCGCAAAGAGGATAGCCTCGCGGTTACGCCTACCTACATTAAAAACATTCAAATAGAATCAGTAATGCGCAAGGGCGCGCAATTCGAATTACGTTCTAACAAACTACTTCCATGAGTTACACTTCGATACCGAACCAACCTATATTATTTAACAGCGTTTTACCCGAGCAATGCGAGGGCTGCAATAGCGCCTTTGCGCAACTTGCCGACTTTAACGACCAATTATTTTGGCAGCTCGAAGCGGGGCAATGCGGCAATGTCGGGGACGGTGGCGAAACGTTAGTCGCGCCGTGGACACAGGACGGCAGTAGTATTACAGGGGGTGGAACAGCGACAGGCGGTTATCTTATTAGTTATTTAAGGTTTGACGTAGTTCAAGATTTTGAACTTAGAATTACAGTTAGCGATATTATTGGCGTTTTGCGAATTACAATGCTTGACGGTTCTTTTCGCGATGTTTCTACGCAAGGGGTACATACTTTACATTTTAGAACTACAGACCTAACAAATAATTTTATTTTATTTTCTTTTAGCAACGGCTCTCAACCGTTTGACGGCACGTTTTTAATTAACACGATTAAACCTATTCCTAAC